ACTCAGAATAGTCTAGTTTCTTTTCACCTAGTTCTTCTTGACCAATAAAGTCAAGTGCATAACTTTCTTTCTGTGAATATGTAAACTTCTTATACAAGTTCATATAGTCAAAGATAGTTATACCAACAATATCTTTTGCATTAGGTTCAGCATTCTCTCCTTGTGCTTGAGTCTGAGCAGTAGGTATCAATCTATCTTTTACAATACCCCAAGGAGATAATCTGTCAACAGCTTCTTGAGATATTCTTTTTCTAATTCTGTTTAGTGTGTAAGGAATATCAAACATCTCAATATTCCAACCAGTAATGATATCAGGATTAAGGTCTCTCCACAGATCAATAAACTTGATTAGTAGATCAGTTTCTGTAGCACATTTGATATAGATATCATCACCACTAGTTTTGTATTCACCACAACCAAGTATGTATGATTGACCATTACATCTTACTGCAATAGATAGAATCTCTTTGTCAGCTTCCTTGATGTTAGGAAAACCTTCATCAGACTTAGTCTCGATATCGAAGTTGAATACTGTAAGTTGGTTTACATCAAACTCTCTAGTAGGATATTCTTCATTGATATATGCATATGCAAATTGTTGCATACCATAGATTGGTCTATTGTTTACTCGACCATATTCTTGAATGTAGTTTCTTGCTTCTTTGATACTGTTGAACATCTTAGGTTCAACAACTTGACCTTTGATTGTTTTGAATGGAGATTGCTTTACTGAATCTATGTAAAGCGTAGGCATGTAGGGAATCTCTCTTTGTTTATGTTCCCCATCTTCGATGTATCTTTCTAAGATAACATTATTGTATTGTTGTATGTTTGTATAAAACTTCATGCGTTCTTCACTCTATCTCTTAGTCCACTCGTACTGAATGAATGGTCCCTACTATTATACACGATTTCGATATTATTGTCAACACAATATTTTTTACCTGTAAAGTCTTTTTTAAGGTAATCGGAACCAATGATACGAACATTAATAGGTAGTGTCTTTAAAATATCTAAGACGTCATCTTCAGTATTGTAAACAACAACTTCGTCTACAAATCTACATGCTGTGATTTGAAGTTGTCTTTCAAAGATAGATTGAATAGGCTTATTTTTCTCTGGTCGATCGACAGAGGGATCATTTTGTAAACCGACAATAAGGTAATCACAATTTTGTTTAGCTTCTGCTAACATTGCTACATGACCTGCATGTAATAGATCCATACAACCGAAAGTTATACCAATCTTACCTTTGTCGCTAACGTCACCGTTTAGCCACTTTAACATAATCTATTCTACTATAAATTCTTTATCTTCATTGTTGAGAAGTTGATTGACTGTGTCAAGTTTATCTTGTGCTTCAGCCATCTTTCCAATCTCCATTTCAATAGCCTGTACGATTTCTGGATGTTCTCCAATACCTACTGACTTCTCTTTGTAGATTAAAATGTTAGCTTTAGCCACAGCCACATCACCTTCTAGTTTTTTCTTTAGTGCTTGTAATAGCATATCAGACATTCTCTAACCTGGTCATTAACCGTTCTGCTCTATTAGTAACCTGTTGATACCATCTAGAGTCTCTTCCCTCAACTGCAGCAGTTTTCCAATCACCTGCAAAAAGTGCTGCGTTATGTTTTTTAAACTTGCTCAGTCTGGTCAAGCCCATATTAAACATCATATTTGCAATGATTTGTTTTACTTCTTGAGGGTATCCGTCCCATCCTTCATGGAGTTTCTTACAATCTCCAATAACAGTTTCTACGTCTTTCTCGAAGCACTCATCAACTCGATCTTCTGAGACCGGCGTGCCAACAGCAAGCCCATGTTCTGCGTCTCCTTCGAGGACAAGGTGCCCGATACCGAATGTAGGATAACCAAGGTGGTCGTTATAAATCTCATAGACAACTCCCTCATCTACTTTGAGCGTTTCCTTTAGCTGTTCTATGTCTATGTTTTTGTTTCTTCCGAACATGATTTTTCTCCAACGTGTTCCAGATTTTGTGGATTCTGCCTGATTTCATAAATTTATGAAACTTCTCAAACATATTTCCTCCATTATATTGTACTTATTTATAATCACAAAATAAGGCCGCACGAATATCGTACGGCCCTATTATAGTAGGCTAACGATTAAAAGTCAACTACTTGACTTTGATTTCGATTGGCTTTTCAGCCTCAGGAATATCCTTAAACAACTTAATTGCTAAGATCCCATCACTATAAGTAGCGTCTTTGACTTTAACATGTTCTGCTAATGCAAAGATTCTTTCAAATGATCTTCCTGCAATACCTTGATGTAAGAATTCCTTCTCAACTTCATCACCTTTTTCAGCAGTAACCTTTAATGATTGATCTTTTAGATCGATCTTAAAGTCTTTCTTACCGAATCCAGCTGCTGCAATTTCAATAACAAACTGCTCTTCATCAAGTTTTACTATGTTGTAAGGCGGGTAATTGCCTTGAGGTTGGTTGTGGATTGCATCGAGACGTTTGAACATCTCATCGAATCCGATTCCGAATGGTCTTATACGACCGAATGGTTCTTCGTAGATTGTCATAATTCCTCCTTTTCTAAGCGAAGATTAATTGTGAGCCTCTTATGAGCACTCACTAGTATTTATATTATATAATGACTTTTTATTAAAAGTCAACAGTTTTTTTTAAGTCGGGACCGAGACGACGCTCGCAGGCCGGCCAAGTTGGTCATCCCCGATCCCTATTTCTTTTTGCCAATATTATACTTGGCAACTAATTCCCATTCACTTTTCTGATTGAAAGGAATTACTTTAATAGCGGATAGAGAGCCTGCGTCGGCTGTTATCTCTGGATTTACAATACTCACCAAATCCCATTCTTCTAATAGGTTTGATATTGTGTTTCGTCTTTGTCTGTCTTCATCAGTGAAGTCTGATGGTTTTCCATCTAACGCAAACAACTCCTTAAAGTGAGTAATGTAATACTTACCTTGCTTGTGTAATATGTGGCATGATTGAAAAAGTGTGTTTGATTTTTTTGATGCTACTCCGATTCGTGTGAGCGTCTCTTTTACTTTCAAAAAGTCATCTGGTTGTGATAGTTTCACTTCTACCATACTATCTATACTAATCATTTTTGATACCTTGTTCCATTTTATCTTTTATAATTTTTATTTGTTCCGGGGATAATATCTTTATCGCTTCTTTAGCTTTAGATAATGAGATTTGATAGAACTCGCTTATCATACTTAAGTCATCATTATCGTCTGCTTTCGCCCACTTCGCAAATCTTTTCTTCTTACGAATACTATTTAGATAAAACTCATATTGTAGGCGGTTATCTAGGAAGTGATACCGGTTCATTTCATTGGCATACAACAAGGTATCAGTAAAGTATGACAATGTTTTATTGGTTATGTATGGCACATAACCTTTCTCAGCCAGCTCATCATTCTCTGAGCCTTTCATGAGATTCTTCTTCGTGAAGTTAATCGAATTTATATAATCGAATGGTTTCATGGATAGATAGTATTGTTATAATCCAACACTTCACTATACATATTATGTTCTTTGAACATTGATTCGTAGTGCTTTGTATCTTTAGGTAAACACTTACCACCAAAACCTCTACCGTTGTCGTGACCTGGGACATCCCAATGTGTCACTCCAAGTGTTCCATCATCTATCATAAACTCTCTGATAAGTTTATAACTACAGTCATGTTCTTCACATAAATCATATAAGTGATTTGCTTGTGCAACCTTAGCAGCTAACATAGCATTCCTTGATATCTTCATCATGGCTGCTTCTTTAGCACTTCCTTCAAATATTTTTCTGTCCATTGGTAAGATACGTTCAGCAAATACTTCACACATTGTTCCAGGACCACCAATAACAATTGGTATGTCTTTATTATCTACATCATCTTTCCAATGTTTCTCTCTTAGAAACTCTGGCCAATGCATAAACCTTTTATTGAGAGCCATTGCAATCAATGGAATTTGATCTGGTCCTATTGTACTTCTGATTACAATATTGCCTCTTGCTCTTTGTAGAGCAGTAAATAAAATGTTAAGATTTAGTTTGTTATCTACTTCATCAGTTGGTACACAGACAAATGTGTACTCTACTTGATCCCAGTCATAACTATCAATGTACATTCCTTTACCTGGATCTTCAACAAAGATTTCATCTATTCTGTCTCCACAGTATTCTTTTAAAAAGTATTCGGTAGCTGTTCCTACGAAACCGAATCCTAAAATTGCTACTTTCATTTCTTTCCTTAGTCGGTATGGTTGGCTTCGAGCCATTCTTCTTCACCAGCATAGGTAGGTGCTCCGACTAGCGCCTTCTGTGCTGCCCATAATGTTTTATAAATTTTTTGTTTACAACCCCAACCATTAAAACCATCAATGTTTGGATCATGCATTACTCCTTGCCAAAGGTCCAATGCTTCTTGTACACTTTCTACAGGTGTCTTATCAATATACGGCATTACTTAAACTCCACTTCTGCCATTACTTGAGTGAGGAAGGCAACTAAGTTGACTTCTTGATCAGCTACAAAGGCAGATTTGTATTGATACTCACCAATTAATAATACTAAGTTAGGTATTGACTTTGCATCTACTTTCTCATTGGCGACGTCATATAAACCTCTCATGATACTTGTTGGATCACTGTCAATGTTCTGTCCAACCCACTTACGCATATCGCTGAATCTCTTCTGTTTTAACAGGGATATGAGCGATTCTAACGCGTTCTGAGCGTTGTTACTTAGTATGCCTACATCAATGCTACCAGATACTGAATATTGCTGTAATTCATTCAATACTCTACGCCAATCTGGAAAGTATGTTTGTAGAATTTCTGCTAGTGCTTGGTCATCATACTTGATCTCTTCTGCATCAAGAATCATTTTAACTCGAGTAAAAAACTCACTAGCAAGTTTAGGTGCTAGGCTCTTCGGAAAGGTAAAATCAATCACACTGCAACGAGATTGCAATGGCTCTATGATTCTATTCTTGAAGTTACAAGTTAGTATGAAACCACAGTTCTTAGAATATTCTTCCATGAAGTTTCTAAGCGCGGGCTGTGTACTTTGAGGATTAAGATAGTCTGCCTCATCTAAGATAACATACTTTCTTCCTTCTGCAAAGGACACTGTACTTGCAAAAGCCATAATCTCATTTCTTAGAGTGTCAATGTTCCCATGTAGTGATCCATTGATCACAATATAGTCTGCTCCAAGTTGTTCCAACATTGCTTTTGCGATTGTTGTCTTACCCACACCAGCAGAACCTGACAACAATAAGTTAGGAATATTTTGTGAGTCTACAAATGCTTGAAACCTAGTCTTTAGATCACTAGGCAATATACATTCTTCGACTGTCTGCGGTCGATACTTCTCGACCCATAGAAATTCATTCATAATATATTTTACTCAAATGTTGAGCTTTGAGTTTCAGTTGCTATCCAATAACTTACTGCAGGACCTGTTTGTTGTTGGACTTTCTCATCCTTCCAAGTCTTGTTATTCAGTGAAGTAAACTTAGCAATACCTTTGCTCGATAACTCTACTTTATAATCATAATTCATCATCTTGATATTCTCTAGCTTGAATACAGCTCTGAATACCTTACCACTAGAATTATTATCAATTGTGGTTGTGTACTTGTCTGCAGTAGGATTCTTAGTGTGTACTGCTTCTAAGTTAATAGTTGAGCCCTCAGATGATATAGCTATCTCAGGCAAAGACATGACGTTAGCTGCTCGTAATGCATTACTGATATCAGCCCATTTGATATCTACATCTACATCTACTGATGGTAGTTGTACTTCCTTTGCTGGAGGTGTTACGATCATCTGAGGATCTGCGAATGTGTAGTTTACTGATCTCTTTATATCACGAATTGTTACATACTTTTCGTTGAAGTCTAGTTGTGGATTGTCGAATAGACTTAGTACACCTAAGAATCTATTCAGCTCATAGAAACATCCGTGAGCGGGAATATCATCCTCAATGATAGCTTTCGCTAGTATACTCTTTTGAGGAGATATAGTTTGTAAGACATTTCCTGGTTTAAATTCAATACCTGTATTGATAACCGCAAATGACTTTAGTACGTTGATTGTATTTTCACTCAATTTCATAATATAATAATCACCTTTTACATATTTTGGTTCTGGCCAACCTTACTTGGATCAGCCGTTGCTGGTGCACCAATCGAACCTAAGTCTTTTAGTGAACCACCGAATACAAATGAACCCATGTGTTGTAATTCCATCCAAGGACATAGCCATACTTTCAGTCCAATGTTTCTAGCCCATTGACAGAACATATAGTCTTCTGAAAGATATCTATTGCTCATCTGTTTATCAGATAAAGCAGATTCCTTTTTATTGTTTACAAACTCAAGGATTTGTTTGTGTGTTGCTTTCTTATTATCTTTTAAGTAAGCAGCAAGTTCGTTTTGAATGTTAGCATTCTTATCATCAATGACAGCATCAAAGTAAGCATGTATCTCTCTTGATCCATCAAAGTGTTTAGTTCTAACGTGATCTGGTTTGTATGACATTTGAGGATAAGCGTCTCTAAATTTCTCTAGTGCTTTTTTCTTCAACATCATAAAACCAGTACCACCCTCTAATACTTCTGCTGGCTCACTAATCTGAATCTCGTTACCACCCTCGACCGGATTAAATACATAGTCGCCAACAAACTTAGATAAGTTTTCTGGGTTCTCATCTGCAATACCTTGATTGACAGCATGAGTAATCTTTTCCCAAGATATACATTTCTTAGGATAAGGACCACAAAGAATATCATATTCGTTATCTTCATCCTCTACATCCATCATAGCTGCCATAGTAATAACATCATTCGGATTGAATGCAATGTCACTATCAATAAACATTAGATGTGTAGAATCTGATCTCATAAACTCATCACAGCAATAGTTTCTTGCTCTTGTAATAAGTGATTCGTTAAACAAATAATAAAACTTTAGTGGTATTTTGTAGTGCATACACAATGCTGCTAAGTCGTTACATGACTTAGTAAACATACCTGCACATTGTCCACCATACATTGGTGTCGCAACCATAATAGATCGCTTCTGTAAATCTTCAATAGGGATATTAATTTCCATACTTTTTATCGTGCTCCTTTCCGATTCCATAGTCTCCATCATACATTGATAGTGTCTCTGCTTCAAACATTAAGAACTGACCAACTCTTGATCCCTTCTCAATCTTAGCTGGTCCATGTTCTACATGTAGACAGCCTGCCATAACACCATGGTAGCCTGAATCGTATAGACCACTTGTAATGAATAAACCGTTTCTGTTTAAGGTTGATCTAGTGATCACCCATCCTGCATAACCTTCTGGAATCTTTACAATATTCTCCATAATGATTTCATAGGTTCCAGGTTCTAGTTCAAAGAAGTTTTCGTTTGGAATAATTTCTTCAGAACCTCTATGCTTTTTATATGAATCAGATATTTCAAACTCTTCATTTTTTAGTTTAAATATCTTATCAACTCTAAGGTCGACAGCATTAGGTTGACTGTCTCCTTCTTGTACGTTAGTCAATAGGTCTTCGCCTACTGATAGAATATGTTTCATACTCATTTGTCTTCGTCCTGTGTAAAATGCCAAAGCAATATAGTATAGTGAATGATCTTCATAAGGTCTTTCTTATTGTATCCATCTTTCTTACCATATCTCATAGCATACTTGATAATATTAGAATGACATGCTTCTTCTACATGCCCAATTTGTTTCCAAACATCTATAGTTTGAATCTCTTCGTCTTTAGTTCCAGCTTTCTCATTTACATAATGAGCTTTGTAAGTAGCTGCAATGTACTTACTTACTTCGTTAAGGATTTTATCTTCTCTGAATCTATACTTCATAATCTTTCTGTGTGGTTATATCTTTCTACTAAGCTATCAATAATCTGAATGTTTTTCTCAGCCTTAGTAGTATCCTCGAAACTAGCTGAAAAGTCAACATGTTTCTCAAACTTACCTTCAAATAATCCTGTAGGACTAGAGTCGAACTCTATTCCATTAAGTCCAGCCCAAACGCCAGCACTGCTGTCCCAAGTATCAATATGAAAATCTCTGACGAGAGGAATCTCATTAGGGCCATCCACCATACCGAGGAAGTGAATCTTCTTTCCATTTTGTGCAGCCAATTGTAAAAGGTTTCTATCATATAGTTCATTCATGAATTTCCATCTTGCTGTGAATCGTTGTAGTTTATTTCCTGCCTCACATCTGTAAGCATTTGGTACAGCTAAGATACTAATACCAATATAGTCAATAAGAGGACTAGATGCTGCCCATGCGAATGCTGTAATTAAATCTTCTAGGTCTCCTATATCACTTTGAGGTACAAAGAATGTACCAAAGCCAGCTTCTTTGAATATAGGTGCATATCTTTTTGCATCATCTATAGTTACCATAGAAGGATGTGCTGGATGATCTGGTAGTACAATATGTGTTGCACTAACAGCTTTTGCTAAGTCTAATAGTTCTTCTGGATTGAACATTGGCATCTGACATTTGTACAATTCAAATGCACTATTGTCCATGATGTTAATGTAGTTATCATTCGATAACTTTTCTTGAGCATAGAATGCACAATACTTCTTTTGTTGCTCAGGTGTTCCTTCCATACCGGAAACAATATGAGCAAGTGTTAAGTGTGCTTCTCTACCTTTGACTAGATCGAGATGATCTACTGGTGTTATATGACAAAATTTCATAATGTAATTTACTCCTAATCACTTTGAGGGACTCCCGCTTTACCTGATGACTTAGGTCCATCACCTGTTGGTGTGATCTCATCAGCATAACGAATATCCCAATTCTTACTTTTCAATTCATCTACCTGGTCATTAGTAAGATTTGTACCAGGATTTAGTCCAGCCATCTTAACAGCGTTCACACCACACTGTTTGATTGTCCACTGGTTTCCACTACTATTGCCTTTGCAGACAATTGTGTTTGGTTTAACTTTTGTACTTTCAATATATTCTGAAAACTTTTGCATTCTAGTCCCATACTAACCTGCACCCATTTTCGTTATCTTCTGCTACAGAGATACTGAGTGCTCTGTTTGGATATTTCGTCTGTATATATTTAGCTAACTCTCGAGCTATCATTTCACATGATTGGAAATTTAATGTCATAGCTCCTTCTTCTGCATACAGAGCTTCTAGTTCTCTTTTGAATAGAATAAACTCTAGTTCTCTATCATCATGAAACACTTCTATCTCTACTCTGAAGTGAAACATATGTCTATGTGGATATCCTAAAAACTTAACTTCTTCCAAGTTCGGATCAGTTAGTGCTTGTGGATATTTGTGGATACCTTCTTTCTGAAATGTAACCCATATAAAGTTTTTATTTTGCATTCTTCTTAACCTTTTTGTTGTTCTTACCTCAGGCATTATATTTTTTCCATGTCTCTAATGGATCAGGAGTATGGTTCAATACACATCCTCCATCTTCTATTGCCTCTTTGATCTTATCACCTTCTAACTTTAACAATTCTTCTCTTGTCATTTCTTTAGGTGCTACACACCAACTGATTCCCCATTCATCTATTTCAGCAATAGGTCGTCTTAAGTTGACTCTGAATACAGAATAGTTATATCTACCTTTCATCACATGACCTTCTCTATGATACCAGTCTGGACTTCTTCTATCTTCTATAAGGTCTTCAAATTCAGTTGAACCTCTATAGATTATTTTTCCATGCTTATCTTTGTATTCATAGATACCACCGAAAACTATATCACTTAACTTCTTCTTCATTAGTCTAGTATACCATATCCTCCAACTGATACTGCAATAGCATTCCATGGATGTAAAGATTCTTCATGTGAAGCTACCACACTAAAGTCTTGAATCTTTTTACCTTCGACCCATCTGTCTAATGCCTCATGTACAATTCTTACACTATCTTCTGAGAACAATAAGTTAGCACCATTAAGTTCTGCAAATGCTTGTTCGTCTCTTCTCTTAACTACAATCTGTACTTCTGTAGGAATGTTAGCTCTACATAGATCAACTAAGTCTTCAATCCATACAATGTTACCATCATGTCTATCAAAAGCAACTTTAACTTTTAGTATTGATCTTTGACTATGAGCATTAGCTGCTGCATTTCTTTTACTTCTAGCATCATGTGCTAACTCAAAAGAACAAGGACAAGTAGATGAGTATACATAATCAATAGTTAAGAACCATTGATACTTTCCATCTCTGTATTGACCTTCTAGTTCAGTCTTGTAAGCAATATGACCTCTCTGCTTATCACCAGAGCCATCTTTCTTTCTAGTTCTCAATGCTTCTTGATACATTGGATACTTGAATCTAAGTTTACAGTATGCATTCTTCACACCTTGACCTACAGCCAATTCTTTCAATGCATCTTCCATACCATCTAATGACAGTTGGTCTTTAATCTTCTCATGCATAATGAGATACAGTCTTGATAAGTTAAGACCTTTAGCCATTGGATCATCCAAAGAACAATATAAACTAGCTTCTGATTGTAATAGTTTATCTTCGCCACCACTTCTACTTCTTAGTCTTACAGGTAAGTCTACAGGAGCAATACCAACTTTCTTTAGTGGTACTCTTGCTCCAGGTAGTACTGGATCTATCTGTGGATCAGGTAAGTCATCAGTATAAAAATCTTCATCATAACTGAAGATTGTGTCTGGCATCTTCTTACTGTAATCTATATTAGGCATCTATTCTCCTCACTGTTGCTGAATTATGTTCATGTTCTCTAACAGTCACTGACTCAACCCAGCACCTGTCTC